ACCCCAAGGCAAGCCAGTAGCTTTCACAGGATTCTTCTGAGCTTCGATCTGAGCAGCCACAGCAGCTTCAGTAGCTTCCTTGTCCACACCATTAGCCCAAATCCAGTTCAGCACTTCGGCTTCGGTAACTTGAGCGTAAGGAATAGAAGGAGTACCTTCAGGGAAGCTGCAAGATGCGTACACCGATGCAGAGAACTCACCCTCCACAGCGGAGCAGTTCCAGTGAGCAGTAGTGATGAAACCGTCAGCAGTGTTACGGTCAAGTTGAGAGATTGTCCATGTAGCCATGATTTTTCCTTGGTTAAAAATTAAGCAGCAGCAATTGTAGTAACAGTGCCCGACGATCCGCGATACTTCAGAGCACCACCTTCAACGTATAGTTGGCCCATACCTGCTGGAGATGTTGTTGGAGCGGTTGCGTTAGCTATGCCAATTACTTTAGCAGCAGAAGTTCCTGCGGCTGTAGCCCCCACCAGCAAGTTACCGCTGGAGTCCAGCGTCATCGCCTGAGTGAACGTGATAGCTGTATTTATTGAGCCTGAGGGAGCAATAAACCACTGGTGCGCTCCTGTGATCTGCTGATACTTTGTTGCAGCTCCGGTAGCAATGTATGTGTTTGCAGCGCCGGTGGACTCCAAGTAATAATTCGTACCAAGAGCAGCTACAAATTGGCTATTTGATCTACCTTCAACGACAGCGCCAAGGCCCACTTGAATAGCACGTGCTGTACTAAACCAAGTAGCGGGGGTAGCGCCCAAGCCGAGATTGCCGGAGGCGTCGAGGCGCATTTTTTCTGTTGCATTGGTGCGGAACAGCAAAGGCATGTTGCTTTCAAGACTCAAAGCGCCATAACCTGTGTCCGAAACAATCCGCATGTCAGCTTGACCAGACATTCGGAGCCTAAACTGCGTAGTGGACGCCCCCACCACTTCCAAAGCAGTTGCAGGCGCAGTCGTACCAATACCAAGGTTACCAGAACCATCAATAATTGCTCGCTGAGTAGAAACACCAGCACTGGTAGAAGTAAAGAATTGAAGTTCACCGGCAGCGTTAGCCGAGGACTTAACACCCTTGATCTGGGCTTCTACGTTTGCTCCAGATGTGCCGCTTGTGTATGCAATAAAGTTCAGCGTACCGCCAACCCCGCCAGCAGCAGACGTTGTGTCCTGAAGAGATACTACAGGAGTAGCTGATTGAACATGGAGTTTGTAGGAAGGAGAACTCGTTCCAATACCCAGATTACCAGAGGAGTTAATCCGCATAGCTTCCACACCGCCTTCAGAGAAAGCAATCGTGTCAGCAGCAGGGAAGAAAATACCTGTATTAGTATCGGCAGTGGTAGAAAGACTAGGCGCAGCAACAGAACCAGCAGGAATATCCAACTGAGAACCGTCAAACGTCAGAGCACTACCAGAGGTCAGGACTTTGGAGCCGTTGAGGTAGGCCACGCCGTTAGCTGTGCCACCAGAAAGTGTAACAGCACCGGTAACACCCAGAGTACCGTTAACAACAGTGTTACCAAACGAAGGAGAACCACCAGAAGTGTAAGCAGCAACCCATGCACCACCAGCACGTAACATCATCATGTTAGTCTGATCGTTGAAGTACAAGCTACCTGCGATCAGAGGATTACCATCGTTATCGACAGTAGGATCAGCGCTCTTAACGCCTAAGTAACGATCATCAAAGTTGTCATAGGCAGCCAATGTCATGTCACGAGCAGACAAAGCAGCAGTGGCGTAACCTTGAGCATCGTTAGAGGATGCTTGAGACGCAGAAGCCCATGCCGAAGCATCATCAGCAGCAGCAGTGGCTTCATCACGAGAGAAGTTCACATACGAAAGAATCTCGTTGGAAGCATCAGCATAAGTAGCAGACGTAGCAGCACTAGCGGCAGCAGCAGCCACAGCAGCATTCACGGCTGCGGTGTTACCATAGATAGCCAATGCGCTGGCTGCACTTGAAGCAGATGCGGAAGCACTGTTAGCGGCATTAGTTGCGCTGGTAGCAGCTTCAGAAGCTTTAGTGGTAGCGGTAGATGCGCTGGTAGCCGCATTGGAGGCAGACGTAGAAGCCTCTCCAGCCTTAGTACTGGCAGTAGTAGCCGAAGCAGCAGCAGCATCTTTAGAGTTGCTGGCAGCGGTAGCGTAGGTGTTGGCTAAGCCAGCAGAGCTAGAGGCATTGGCAGCGTTAGTGGCAACACTAGAGGCACTGGAAGCAGCACCAGAGGCGCTAGAGGCAGCAGCGGTAGCACTGTTAGAGGCATTGGTAGCACTCGTGGCAGCAGCGGATGCGCTCGATGCAGCAGCCGAAGCGTAACCTGCAACAGCGTTTACGGTAGAATCATCGGTAGCGTCTGAAGCACCACCTGCACCACGATAGAGACTCATTATTCTTCGTCCTTGTTAATTACTTTGGGTTGTTTAGGAGCCTTGGCAGGCTTCTGTACTACTTCTTCAACAAGCTCATACCAATTACTGTCCTTACGGAAGCTATCAATATCAACTTCAGCGCTTACATCTGCGATTGTGTTAGGATTCTCAGAACCCACCATTTGAAACTTAGCCATATATTTATTCCTTCTTTAAGAACACTCTGTAATGTGCTTAAAAAAGGAAGCCCCGTAGGGCTCCCCTTAGTTCACACTATTAGGCGGGAACGACCAATGGCACGCAAGAGCCATCACGCAGTTCGGCAGCGCCGTACAGGGTGTCAGCAGTGAACAGAGTACCGAGGTATTCTTGTTTGTACTGAGTCTGCGAACGCACACCGATTTGCTCAACCAAGACAGACCAGTCACGCTGGAACATCAAGGCAACACGGTCAGTGGTGGAGTTACCAGCAGCGGTATCGCAGTTGGTGGACACATACACTTTCACGCCGTAGATGTCGCCGAACTCACCGTTCATCAAGGTAGAACCATTGCCCTTGAAGGCTTGTTCGGTGAAGCGAGCGATACCCAACATCGAGTTACGAGCAGTTGGAGGAACCACCAACGAACGACCGTCCATAGGCACGTCTTGATCGTCCAGAATCTGGATAGCCTTACGGATACCAGCGTCAGCGATAGCGGCAGCGTTGGAAGTGCTGTAAGTGTAAGCAGCGCCGGTAGAACCGATGATACCACCAGTGTACTGAGCGTTAGCAGCGTTACCGCTACGAGCGCCACGAGCCAGTTGGATCAAAGCGGTGTCCACTTGCTTAGCCAGAGCGTAGCCAGCGTCTTCAGTGTAGAAGCCACGCAGCGAAGCCAGAGCTTGAGCTTCCACGATGTCTTCGATCAGACGGCTGTATTCGTAGTGTTGGTTGATAGAAACGACCACTTCACCTTCGGTGGCAGCGATCAGGTTAACTTGGTTGCCAGCAGTCTTAGCAGAAGCAGAACCACGAGTAGGCGAAGGAATGTGAACGGTGTCACCTTTCTTGCCCTTGAAGCTCATCTTCTTGATCAGGTTAGCCAGAACCAGATTCTTTTTGTACGCTGCAATAATCTCATCGCTCCAAACTTCAGGGATGAAGGTTGCTGCGGTGGTAGTTGTAACGTGGTTAGTACCTAAAGCCATTTGAAATACTCCTATAATTTCAGTTTAAAAATTTATTTGACTCGACCCTCGGCATAAGCACTCATAATTTCAGGTTGGAGTTGCTCATAACGATCTGGATCAGTCATTTTAAGACGGATTAAATCCGCACGACGATATACTTTCTTTGCAACTTCGCCAGAACCACCTGAATCAACACCAGCGGCCTTCAAGGCTTGTGCTTTCTGTTGTTTACCAGCTTCTTGTACGTTGTTGTTACGAACTTGCTTAAGTTCTTTATATGTGCTCAAGAGTTCATCTGCGGAACTGAAGTCAAACTCGGCATCAGCTTTAGCATACAGACCCATACGCACTTGACTAGCCTTAATCCACTCTTGGAAACCAGTGTCTTGGACAATAGTTTGCATATCAGGGTGTTTAGATGCCAGTTGTTGTGCTGTCTTCATCCGTTTAAGCTCAAGGTTAGCTTGTTTAGCTTCCAGAACTGCGGGATTGTTCTCGATTGCACGTTTAATTGAATCTTGAGGGTTCTCAAAGAAATCAACTTCGGGCGCACTTTCAACATTCGGTGTCTTATCTGCTTCGAGTTGCCGTTTGAGTAACTGATCCGCAAGAGAGCGTACTTCATGTACTTCCTGTGCCTGCCTACCAATCATCTTTTCAGCTTCTTGGTGCATTTTGACAATCTCATCTAAGGATTTGCCTTTATACTTGTCAGGAATTACCGTCTCTACTACAACTTCTTGAGTTTGTTCCGCTACCGGAGTCTCTTTAGGTTGTTCCTCTGTGATCGAATCCAATTCTTGGTCAAACGATTCGTCTTCAATAAGTGCCATACTGTCTTTCTCCTGTCTCTTCTGAGATTATAGGACTATGAAATGTGAATACTGATTACTCAGTACTTACCCGTTAATGTGGAATGAGATTAATCTGGTACAGCATAGGAGGCTTTCCTCTCCTGTGCCAGCTTCTCAGTCCGTTTACGTTCCCATGCGTCATATGCCGATGGAAAAGCACCTGTGATGCCCTCCAACTTCATGTTGACAGCGGAAACAATTCTTGTGGCGTGTTCTCCGCAGGCTCGGCAAGCGAGTTCTCTAACGGTTTCATCCACTAATGCTTCAGATATGTGTCCATCTTTACAAACAAACTCGAACATTCGGCGCATTTATCTCTCCTCCTGCTCTAATTGCTCGTAAATCTCTTCACAAGTCTTCTTGCGGTTTAAAATAAGGTCTAGAATATCCAGTTGGCCCTGACGATAAGATAATGTTTGTGCGTCTTTGACCGTACGGATGTTTTCTAGCTCTTGCTTTAACTTGGTGAAATCCTCCATCAAGAACGCCCACCCTTGGGTAGCCATCGTTGAGAAGGATTCCTCGTAATAAGTTTGTAATTCAGGTGTCATTGTGTTTTTCTATATAGTTAAGCATTGATTTAAGTATTTCTTTATCCTCTTTTAAAAGGCCTAACGAAACATTACACGCTTTACACAATAGATCACGAACTTTTCCAGTAGAATGGTTATGATCAATCGCTAGATTTTTAACAGTTCCTTTATTATCAACAGCAGTTTCTTCTTGATGGCAGATAGCACACTTATTTTGCTGCTGTTTAATTTTTTCATCGTACATTTCTTTTGAAATACCATAACGATACTGCATTTGATTAGATGTATGACGCTGTTTATTTTTTCTAGCCCATTCTAAAGAACGAACATTGGCACATTTTTTACATAAATGGCCTTTGTTCGTCGATTTTGGATGTTCTGTTGTTTTGCACACAGGACACGGCTTCAAGGATTGTTCCATCAGGAGTCCTTTCATTTAAGTTTATTGTTTCTTATTGCTCATCTGCATCATTGCGATACGCTCATTTGAGGCAGTATCAGCAGCTTTCAGATTGATTTGCTTCTCTTTAAGCATCATGTCAGCAAGCTTCAAGCGTTTGTCGAAGTCACCACCGTTATCCAAGTTGGTAGCGGCAGCTTGAACGACATCAATAC